AGTTACAATTGATAGTGTGCCAGTAAAAGATGGTGCAGTTGGAACTACTGCTTCTCCAATTACAATAAATTCAAATTCTTTGAATGGTGGTCAATTTGGTGGGCGAAGAAATATTATCATCAATGGTGCTATGCAGATGGCTCAGAGAGGTACAAGTTTTACAAGTGTTACCGCTTCTGCTTATCATTTAGATAGATTTCAATACAATTTAACTGGAACAGTAGGTGCTTCTACTGTTACACAAAACACAGTTACAGACTTAGCAGGATTTACAAAAAGTCTAAAAGTAGATGTGACAACTGCTGATGCAAGTTTA